TTCCATAGTACATGTAGCGAGACTCGCCACAGCCAGGAAAAAGGGAGGTTGCGCATCATGTAGGTCATGGCGTGCATCAAGAATGGAGCGTATACTACTTTCCATTCTGCTCCCATTGTCAGTTTCTCTCTCAACTCGTGAAGGGCGAACATCAACTTTTCGTCTCCTGCAAACACCGTTTCCTCAACGATGGCTGCTTGCACTGTCAGAAGTGCCATACCATCTGCAAAGGTATCGACTGTGTCGAAGTAGTGAGCGTCAACTAACTTCTTCTCCACAAAACGATTCCATGCAGCGGTTCCTTTGTATCTACCCAGAAAGAACAAGCCTTTCTGGAGAGATCCCAGCAATTTTGCAACGGGGGAAGGTTCGTCTGTAACGACAATGGGGGAAGGTTCGTCATCGACTGGTGGTTCAAACCATTCGAACGACCTTGTTACCTTCTTCTTCGTCACATCATCGCCAGAGATGTTTTCAAAAGCAAACATGCTTGCTAGACTACTGAGTAATCCAGTTTCGCTCTCGGCGGCGATTCCGCATGCTGCCCTGATTTTTGTTGCTTCCTTAGCAACTAAGTACTGGATGTACTTGGTCTTTAACACATCATAAACTCCAGACACTGTCTTGCGTTTGAAAACACGACAATATCCGGTTTCTGATGTGATTGTGAGAACGGTCTGTTCTCCCTCTTGTGAAAACTCATAGCTTCGATTCAGCTTCTTGACGATTCTTTCGAAATCAATCAGTTGAATCTTTTCTATTCTGTTTCCTCGTTTTGATCTCTTAGTTGATAATGCCTCACCAACCTGGCTGGAGATCCGCCTCGTTTCCTTGTTTGTGTTAACAGAATGTTTGTTTGACATAGATGTTCCGTTACGCATCTGAAAACTCACTGGGTAGGTGTCTGGGAATGCCAAACTGACTTGCCCATGTCCATGAACGCCTGATAGGTACTTAGTTCCCACATCAGACGACTCATGACTTGTGCGATCGTCACTGATGGTTTGGTGAGAAGTTATATCATCAGCCGCATCACAAGTTTTGAATTCGCGCTGGGTGCGCGAGTTACTTAAATCAAAATGGCTATAAGAAGTCATCTTGATACCGGCTTTCCTACAAGCCGCTGCAAACCGTGGTTGCCACTTGTTGAATGTTTCTTCGTCATGAAGCGACAGTTCAAAAAGTGCATTTTCCACCACCACCTTGGTATCCGTCTTCGGGTCCGCTGTTGATCTGTTCCATTGTGCCATTTCAGTAATTGTATCTATACTTAATGGGGCGCAATAAAGGTTTCCGGGTAATGTTCTAAAGCCTCGTTTCAAAAAGTTAATTTGATCTAACGAACGAAAAGGTATCAGTTCTCCTGATTTCAATTCGTCTGTGTATGTTAAACCAAACTTCGCCAAGCTCCTAGTTATAGTTACTTGATTGAACTCTTCTATTACATTGTCTGCTATACATAAAACATTATCGTCACCATAATTTTGCGCTCTCACAAACTGATCATACTCAACTAACGTCCGTCCGGTGTCTACCCACGCCAATCTCATCACCACACTATTGAAGATAGAGTTGATGATTACTGTTAAAGGATTTCCTGAAGGTTGTGAATGCGTCCACGAATAGACGCATCCGCGTGCGGCATGCACGCCATTACAGATTTCCTCAAACAGTGTGTTCCGAGCCAGTTCATGCTCATCTCCGTACAATTCATTTATCTTATCATTGATTGCACGCAACACATCCAATAGCAGTGATCCATCGAAATTCGAAAAATCACCAGCTATGTACTTTGATCCGACTTCTCTTAGCCGGTGAACAATCAAAGTCCACTCTTGGGAGTAAGCGTTAACTCCCACACACATTTCATTCTTAATCCTATTATCCATTACATGCCCTACAAATGCACCGTACAATTTCCTTACGGCCATTATATAATCCATTGGTCCACAGCTAAATACTCGCGTCTTATTTGCGAGCACCTTAGCATGCGGACGTCTCTCGTCCTTAAGGGTATCTATCCAAATTGTTTCTGTCCTTATTCCTTCGCTAGCCGCCGCTAACCTCTCCGTCATCTTTCCTATTACTTCGGGTGAGTAAACGTAGTCGGTTTTTCCTAACCAATGTTGCTTTCCAACGCCTGGGTTGTCTAAGCACCAGGGGTATCCTGGAGAGGTACTTCTCGAAAGAGGTACCACATTGATTTCGGAACAACCTGAGATTGTCTCCTCGTCTGTCAGTATGCGCCCTGCAAAGGGTTTGTACATTTCAAACGTGTGATCTACACATCTTTTGAGTAAATCACTGGGGATAGGCTCTGGTACGTTCGTCACCTTCAGTAACCCTTGTGTCATGGGATCGTTTTGAGAATTCCATAGACACGCGGGTCGGGTAAGGGATGGGGTGAAGTTGTGAATGGGGGATGGGGTCAATTTTGTCTTTGATGGGGAAACCGGTGCTCTTTTCAGTGCACCTTGGTTGAAGACATTCTTGACTACCTCGTCCTGATGGGACAAGGGTTCTCCTTTCACGACATCTAGCTCGGGTTCACTAATCTGAAACTTTACTGGGATTTTCTGCAGTAACTCCTGAATTTTCTCCTGTGTCACAGCCGCCGCTCCGTTATTTCCGTGATTGTTACCAAATGAATGTATTCCTAGGATTTTATTTGCTATGCGTTTGTTAGTTGCAACCAACAATGCACCGCAATCTCCTGATGTAGTGGGAATGTTATAATGGTAACCTTCACGAACATAACTTCCTGTTTTGATTAAGACTGGGGCGTTAAGCGCCCTAATCTCTCCACTGTTAAAGTGGGGTCCGAGTCCAGCACCTAATGTGCTTACAAGACATGCTTGAGTCTCCTCAAAGTGAGATAACTCCTTGTTACTCACGATGTTCGATACTAGGTCCTTCCTATGTGGAATATGGGAAGGTAGTACGACTAAAGCATAATCCTGTAGTGACTCGGACGTTGTGTCGGGGTACACAAATTTACAATCGCTTGTATTTACTTTAAAGGCTGTATCAAAGTCGTTAAACCACAAATCTATTTCCGATCTCTTTTCAATCCAATTTGCTACATGATAGTTAATTAAAGCTATTCTACCACGCACCAGACAACCACGTCCGTTTGTTATTTTATTGTTTCTCTCTGTGATCGCAAACATTTGTTTTGATACTTTGTTACACAAGGCGTATGAAGCCTCATCCAACAATCCTTCATGTTCTACTTTACGATTGAAAATCTCTCCTACGACACGACGAATCTCTGTCAATGATCTATTTGACATGTTCTCTTGCGATATTCTTTTACATATATCACAAGGCTCTCCTACTGAATTTGTTACATACCTCAATAAATTTACATCTGACATATTTTCCGAATAATGTTTACAATTTCTACAATCTCTAAACCAAGCCACCAACGCTGGTGCTACATAAATTGACACTAATCCTACTAACGCCGTCAAGCCAGAAATAACCATCAAAGGGGTCTTGTTTACTTGAACCCACTCGACGAAATCAAACTCCTTAACCTTTTTCTGAATTGTTCTACTCCAATAAGCTAAATGTCCCTAAATACTATCTTCTCTCAATTGACTTTCATCACAAGCATCCTCGAAGTCACTTTCATACTCCGAATCCTCTTCTTCATCATCTGACATATCTGCCATTTGGAACGACACCGTGTCATCTATTTCTAACTCAAAATTCGCGTCATCGGCCATGAAATTTTTATAATCTTGACCTTTCGTATACCGTTTCTTATACGACAACAATATCTTACTAACAAACTGCTTAAAACTAACTGTCTCTAAAATTTCTACCTTGGTTTCACTCCCTACTGGCATCTTAACTATCTCTATATCATAAATATCGGTCCTAACTCCTGTTATTTTGGTCTGATCTAATGACCCATTTGGCAATGCAAATGCCGGCTTTACTTTCATCCTTGCTATATACGTGAAGCGTCTATACAAGGCCGCGGGATACACTATGGATGCTATCTTATGTTTAAGCACATTACTGGTTGCAATTAAAAATTTAGATGTCATAAACAATTTTCCTTTCTCTGCTAAATGCGCACTATGTAAAGCATATTGCGCCTCATTTACTATCTGAATCACCTCCGCAAACTCTATATTAGGTGCCGACTCTGAATCTGTTCTCTGTCCAAAGTCATCCATAACTACTGCAAACTGGTTCTTATAATTATCGTAAAAATCGTTAACGGGATTGAAGGGGAATTTTAATGTTGAAAGGTCTGTGTCAAATGTATTATCTATTATCTCTTTATCTGTGACTAACTTATTATGGTACGTCGCTAGACACTTTATGATGTAATCCGTTAAAAATGACTTTCCTACTCCTGTTTCTCCTTGTACTAAAATCGCCAGAGGGGCAACTCTAGTCTTCGTATCTACTGATGTTATATCTACTAATTTTGCGTGTAATTGCTTCGTTGCTTGGTAAATTGTTATCAACATATCATACATCCACGTTCCTTTAAGCGTATTGTATGTGTGCATATGATCATAACATTTATCTAACAACGACTGCGTTCTCCTAATTATATCTGTTGAAACTAATGCTTTGTGTTGGGATGAAAAATTTATTAATGCTTGCAATTCTTCCTTCATGTTTACTATTGATTTTGAAAAGTCCTTCTTCGGGGTCGAATACTCCTCTCCGTACCACCAACTACCAACTATATCTAATGCTAGTGTTAACATTTCCTGCACTACCTTATTTACTGCTACTACACCTGTTATTGAGCGGCCCAGAAGGGACCACTTGTTTAAAAGTTGATTTGAAAGTGTTGTTAATAGTGCTCCTATTCCTAATGATGTATCTGCTCCTATAAGAGGTCCTATTGTTGTTGCACATATCGTTATCATGATGGGGATTATCGCGGGGAATTGGGGTCCTTGGAAAGCGGGTAAGCTCAAAAACTCCGTCAGGTGGGTGTACAAGTGGGGGAAGTTAGTTATGAGTAAAGCTCCTAAACTAACAGCATCATTACGCAATCTCCAAATTAAAACACAATTTAATACTAGTTTGGTTATATCAATAGCCACATTGAATTGGCTAAAGAATTTTCCTAGCATATCTGTTAATGTCTTAATTGGGGTCATCACGCGTGTTACTCCGTCTCGTAATCCTGACGAAATTTCTTTCGCTGCATCAATCGCAAATCCTTCAAGAATTTGATGTTCTGGAATCGTCTCTACTTCTTCTACTGCATCCAGAAAGGGTCTAAAAAAATCGGGTTTTTCGCGAATGATTTCC